ATCACGTAGTCTCTGACGGTCACGCATCAGATCAGCTTTGGTTGGTCTGAGTTTTGGTATCTTTGTTCTCAGCCATTTACGTGCTTCACGGGTGCGTGGTTCATAGCCAGATTTAGCTAACGAATCTTTAACTCGGTCTAATAGTGTTTTTGCCATCTAGTATTTATCTCAGATGCCAAGATGCTTTTCAGTCAGCACAAGAAACTGCCAGCCGTGATCTTTACAGAACTCTTCTGCTGCTGTCCACTTGGCTTTGTTGATTTCCCAAGTCATTGCTTCTTGAATGAATGTCTTTGTTTTTCGTTTCTGAGTTGGTGGCTTTGTTTGTTTTTCGGGTTTAACTTCAATAATATAAGTCATCAGACTACCATCAGACTTACGCATCTGTGCAATAAAGTCTGGAAAGTAACGATGTTTTTTCTTGTCTATGGGACTATAATATGGTATGGGAAGTTCTTCTGATGCCCACCAAATGACGTTTGGATTCGTATCCAAATAGCCCATGACTTTGATTTCCCACGTAGATCGGTAGATGATGTTGTTGGGATTGCCCTTGTATTTCTGAGGGTTGCGTGGCTTAAACTTACCTTTATTTGACATAAATACTATCTAGTCAACTCATAGGAACTCTCATGGCATTTTTCGGTCTAGGTGACATCAATTTCAATCAAGATGCAAAGCGCACCTTTGGTCCATTATCAGCGTTAGAAGGTAGTCCTTTTGAAAAATCAACTCTAAAATATCCCTTAGATGTTGGTAGTTTTGATAAGGGTCACTACATGGTTTTCTTTGTTAGAGAACAAAAGAAAACGAATTACAGTGCAGCAAAAAGAGGAGGTATTTCTTTTTCGTCTGAGCAAGAAAAAGCAATACAAGATCAACTTGCAAAGGGTGTTTCCGTTTCCGATAGAATATCAACAAGTAAGATAAAGAACGTTTACGCTGCACAGGTCAATCAAGGTTTAGAAAATCTGATTGCTAAAGGCACAAATCAACTTAGACAATCTTTTGGTATTTCTGGAGCAAAAGTTGCCAATGCAATAGATGGATTTGTTTCTGGACCAACTAAAGCTACTGGTCAACAAAAAACAAATGATGTAATAGAAAACTCTATTAAAAGTATTACTGACAAAAGTGCTTTTGGTATATTGAACACAACTCAGTTGACCACTGATGCTATTGCTCTTTATATGCCAGATTCAATTGCATTTAGTAGCAGACAATCTTATGATGGACTGGCTCCAGGTAAAGAACTTATTGGACAGGGTTTGGTTGCAGGCTCTTCAATTTATGAAGAGTATCAATCTGGTGGATTTCAGGGTGCCTTCAATTCTCTAAAAAAATCTGGTGCTTTACAGATGGCAGCAGGAAAAGCACTTGAGAAATTTAATCTTGGTGGTGACACTGCAAGACTTGGTATCTTTGCAGCGACTGGTAAAGTACAAAATCCAATGTTGGAACTAATCTATAGTTCTCCAGATTTTCGTCAATTCCAATTTGAGTTTTTCTTCTGGCCAAGAAGTGAATCAGAGGCGTATGAAGTTCAAAAGATTATAGATCGTTTTCGTTTTCATCAGTCACCCGAGCTTGATAAAATAGGAAGTAATCAAAGCGGTTTATTAATTCCACCTTCAGAGTTTGAGATTAAATTTTTCTATGGTGGAAAACAAAATCCAAATATTCCCGCAGTATCATCTTGTATTTTGGAAAGTTTAGATATTAATTATACACCAAATGGTTGGGCTGCTTATGAAGTTCCTGGTGAAAACAATCCCGCATTAGGACGTACTGGTATGCCAGTTGGTATTCAATTAACTCTTCAGTTTAGAGAAACAACGTATATCACAAAAGAAGATTTCTCTGAGCAAAGAATCGGTCGCTCCACATCAACAACATCTTCATTAGCTGGAGTAATTAACTCTGGTGGGAGATTTGGATAATGGCAAAATACTTTAACTATTTTCCTTCCACATATTATAAGTTAAGTGATACTGATGTCAACAATTTAGATATTGTTACCAATATTATTAATCGTTATGGATTTGAATCGTCTATAAAACAAAATGTAAATGCTTTTTACAAGTATGAAATAAAAGAAACCGATACGCCGGAAATAATTGCTTCAAAATATTACGGTTCACCCGAAAGACATTGGATTGTTTTAATGTTCAATGATATAGTAGATCCACAATATGATTGGCCATTACAATACGATAGTTTTAATCAATACGTAGATAAAAAGTATAGTGCTAACGGTTATGCAAATAGTACTACATCTGGTGCTGGTTTAGCTTGGGCACAAAATGCCAACAACATACATTCGTATTATCAAGTTAATACCAGAACTTCAATATTCAATACCTCAGATAAAAAAACTATTTCAGAGAAAATTCAGATAACTGCGAATGCTTATGCAAACGTGCAGCAGACAACTGTTCAGTATACATTACAGAATGGCTCTCAAATATCTGAAACAGTTACAAAAGAAAAACAAACTTTTTATGAATATGAGTATAATCTGAATGAATCAAAACGAACTATAAAACTTTTAAAGCCTGAGTTTGCTGAACAAGTTTTCAGAGAATTTAAAGAAGTGATTGCGCTATGAGCTTTACAGTAACAGATGCATCGCAATTTAGAGTTAAGGAAATTGTCTTAATCACCAAAGGTGGACCAGTGGATTTAACTCCGATATACGAAGAGTTAAATCTTTTCGACTCTCTGTTTTTACCAATTATTTCTGGTAACATAATGATTACCGATGCAATTGGTCTTTCTGATAAATTAAACTTTGACGGTTCGGAAGTTATTGCTTTAAACATTGAAAAAAGTGCAGATTCAGAAATAGCGGCATTCAAAAAATCATATAGAATTTACAAACAGAGTGATAGAAGAAATGTTAATCAATCAAGTGAAAGTTATGTGTTACATTTTGTTTCGGATGAACTGATATTTTCAGATCAGCAAAGAGTAAATCAGTCTTATGAAACCACTTATTCAAAAATAGTACAAAAGATTTTAGATAGTTATTTAAAGGTTGGAGAGAAAAATAAAGCTGTTTTGGAAGATTCTACAGGCATCAAGAAAGTAGTTATTCCAAACATGCGTCCATTAGAGGCTATTGAATGGTGCGCTAAAAGAGCAATAGATTCAAGAAATTCTCCAAACTTTGTTTTTTTCTGTAACAATATTGGATACAATTTTGTAAGTCTTTCTACTTTGTTAAAGCTGAAACCTCTTCTGGATATAAACTTTGAGCCAAAAAATTTAGAAAGTAAAAATTCACTGGAAGAAATAAGTAGTGCTAAAAGTTTTGAGGTACTGGTGCAAAACGATGCTATTGATAAAACAAGAAGTGGTGTGAACGCTGGTAAATTTATAGGATTTGATCCTATGACAAGAACGTTCGGTGAGAAAAGAATAGATTTGGATTCACACTACTCTGCCATGTCTCATGGAAATAAGGGTTCAAATTCAACTGAAATTCATAACAGAGATGGTACTTCAAATTTTACCACGTTCGATTCTCGTAAAGTGGTAAGCATTTTTGGACCAACAAGAAAAAATAGTAATTACATTAAAAAGAATGATCCAGAGTCAATCTCAAAAATTGAAGATTATGAAAACTTTGCGTTTCAGAGAAAAGCAATTTTAAAAAATTTAATGGCTAAAAGATTGAAGATTGTTATGCCTGGTAATTTTCAGCTAACTTCTGGATTCAATATTAATTTTAAAGCATCTGGATTTAATGTCAAAAGTAAAGCCGATGATAACGATGATACATCAGTCAGTGGAAAATATTTAATTGTTGCAACAAGACATATTATCACAAACAATAAACATGAAACGATAATAGAAGTTGCTACAGATTCTACAAATGATAATCAGAGATATGTAAGTAATCCTCAACAGAATCAAGTTATAGGATCGTATTCATAATGAGTGATACTGAAAAAGATTTTGCTGGTAAAAATGGTTTTGTTTGGTGGGTTGGTGTTGTTGAAGATAGACAAGATCCACTCAAACTTGGTCGTTGTCGTGTTCGTTGTGTTGGTTGGCATTCAGAAAATAAAATGCAATTACCAACAAATATGTTGCCATGGGCTATGCCAAGTATACCAATAAACATGTCAAATGTTTATACACCCAAAGAAGGTGATATGGTATTTGGATTTTTTGTAGACGGTGAAAATGCACAAGAACCAGTAATGCTTGGAATGTTTCCTAGTATTCCACTTAAAGCAGGTAATCCTCAAGAGGGTTTTCAGGATCCAAGAACAGCATCACAGTTATCAGCGGCACCAGTAAAACCATATGAATCTGCTGCAAATTATCCACGCAAACTAGATGAACCAACGACATCTAGATTGGCACGAAATGATTCTGATTATCCATCAGAGATTGTAGCAGCAAAGAAAAGTAAAAGAGCAAGTAAGGTTGAACCTGCATCATATTATGCAGCAAAGTATCCATACAATAATGTGTACGAATCTGAATCTGGTCATGCATTAGAATTCGATGATACAAAAGGTGCTGAACGAGTTCACGTTTATCATCGCTCTGGCTCTTATACAGAATGGGGTCCAGATGGTGATCGTTCAGAAAGAATACAGAAAAACAAATATACTGTAGTTGCCGGTGATGAAGCAGTTTACATTCAAGGTGATGTACAGATTTATGTTGATGGTGATTATAGATTGAATGTAACTGGTGATGTAATAATCAATGGTAAAACAATTAATCTAAACTAATATGCCAGCAGTTGCTAGAAAATCAGGATCAGATTCAGTATCAACAGGACATGGCTGTGATGCCACGACTGTCACCGATCAAGGTTCGTCTGATGTTTTTGTGAATAAAATTGGAGCAGTTCGTGCTGGAGATTTGTGTCAAGTTCATTTGATACCAGCCGGTTCATCTTGTGTGCCACATACAGTTCCTTTAACTTCGTATTCTGGCACAGTATTTGTTAATGGAAAAGGTATTGGTAGAAAGGGCGACGAATATTCTGGACACACTGTAACATCTGGTTCCGGTAATGTTTTCGCTGGAGGCTGAATAAATAAAAGATGGCTACGACAATAACACAACAAAATCCCGCTTTAGAATCATCAAGAATTTTCAGAGATTTGGATCTGAAATTCAATGTACATCCAGTAAAAAAAGATGTTACAAAGCATGTAAACGAATATGCTATTATTAATTCTATAAAAAATCTGGTATCTACAAACTTCTACGAAAGACCTTTTAGACCAGAGATTGGATCTGGAATAAGAAATTTGTTATTCGAAAACATCGATCCAGTTGTTGCTGCACAATTAGAAAGAGCGATACAAGAAACTATTTTGAATTATGAACCCAGAGTTCAGATATATGATATACAAACAAAAGCATCACCAGACGAAAATCGTTACGATGTAACCTTGACATTCTTTATTATAAACAATCCTAATCCAATCACAATTGATTTCTTCTTAGAGAGAATTAGATAAAAATGGTAGACCGTTTAAGAGTAACCGAACTTGATTTTGATACAATCAAGCAAAACTTAAAGACATTTTTAAATCAGCAATCTGAGTTTACAGACTATGATTTTGAGGGTTCAGGTCTATCTGTTCTATTAGATATTCTTGCTTATAATACTCACTATCAAGCATACTATCTTAACATGATTGCAAATGAAGCATTCATGGACACAGCATTGTTACGTGACTCCGTTGTTTCTCACGCTAAGACGTTGGGTTATGTTCCATATTCACGTAAAGCTCCAAGAGCAACTATCAATTTTACTGCTAACACTAATTCAAATACTTCAGCATCTTTAACAATACCAAAAGGCTTTCGTTTTCTTTCAAATGATATTGACGGTATAACTTATTCTTTTGTCACATTATCGGATACTACGGTAACAAAATCAAATACAAGTTTTTCTTTTTTAAATCTACCAATTTATGAGGGTCAATTAGTAACATATTCTTATACTCATAATGAATTAACTAATCCTAAACAAGTTTTCACACTACCAGATTCTGGTGTTGATACATCAACCGTTACCGTAACAGTTCAACCATCATCTACAAATACCGAAATTTCAGTATATACTTTAGCATCTGATGCAAGTAATACCACAACTCAATCTGAAGTTTTCTATTTGCAAGAGGGAAAAGCTCAACAATATCAAATTTATTTTGGTGACAATGTAATTGGTAAAAAAATCTCCGATGGTTCTGTAGTTACTATTAGTTATCTTGTTACGAATGGAGATGCAGCAAACAAAGCAAATAACTTTATAGCGACTGGCACATTATCGGATTCATTAAATAACTCATTATCCAATTTTACAATTGATCCAGTCAGTGAAGCAGCTGGTGGTGCAGAACGTGAGTCTGTGGACGATATAAAGTTTGCTGCTCCACTTCAGTACACAACTCAAAATCGTTTGGTAACTTTCAGTGACTATGAAGCATACATTACAAAAAATTATCCATCGGTAGAATCTGTATCTGTTTGGGGTGGCGAAGATGAAACGCCACCATCTTTTGGTGTTGTTTATGTTGCTCTGAAGCCAAAACAAAACTATTATCTGTCAGATGCCGAAAAGCAAAGAATTATTGATGAGATTATTAAACCAAAAGCAATTGTTGCTGTTCAAACAGTAATTCGTGATCCAGAATATCTGTATCTTATTGTCTCACCTACAGTTACATATAATCCAAATAAAACAACTCTAACAGATACTCAACTGAAGAACGCAATTAAAAACGCAATTCTTCTTTATAAAACTACCAACTTAGATAAGTTTGACTCACAGTTCATTCTTTCTAAGATGCAAGATCAAATTGATTCTGTAGACACTAATTCAATTATTGGTTCGAGTGTTTCCGTTCGTGTGCAGAAAAGATTTACTCCTTCATTGAACTCATCTAGAGCGTATACAGTAAACTTTAACGTACCACTTCGTCGTGGTACAATTGGTAATAAACTAACATCAACATTTTTTACGGTAACAGACTCACAAGGTGTTGATCGTGAAGTTCAGTTTGATGAGATTCCACAATCATTCTCTGGTATCTCTTCAATTAGTGTTACAAATCCCGGTCAAGGTTTCGTTACTGAACCTACGGTGACTATTGATGGTGACGGTACTGGTGCATCAGCACGTGCAATTATTGTTAACCAAAGAATTCAGAGAATTGAAATTATAAATCGTGGTATTGATTATACACGTGCTACTGTTACCATTTCTGGTGGCGGTGGTTTTGGTGCTACTGCAACCGCAGTAATTGATGGTCGCATCGGTACAATTCGTACAGTTTACTACGACTCATTGGCTCAACGTCAAGTTGTTGATGAGAATGCCGGTGAGATTGATTACGATGCTGGTATTATTACGATTACAAATATCGCAATCAAAGGTGTACAATCCGTAGAGGGTGATATTCGTTTATCAATTGAGTCGGAAAAAGGCATTATAAGTACAACTAAAAATACAATCGTCACGATTGACGAGAATGATCCAACTGCAATTAGCACAACATTAGAAACTGTATAATGTCATTCGAAGATTTAAAAACATCTATACTTGTCAATAGACAGTTACCAGAATTTGTTCGTGATGAATATCCAAAGTTCATCACGTTTCTGGAAGCGTATTACGAATTCTTAGAAGCGCAGGCAAACACTGCTGTAACATCAAACAATCTCGTAACCACAGCAAAGTCTTTACGTTACATCAGTGATGTCGATGATTCTATTGATGCATTCGAAAAGAATTTTTATAATACATACGCTGCAATTGTTCCGTTAGACGTTCAAGCAAACAAAGCACTTTTATTCAAACAATTACTACCTCTTTATAAAACAAAAGGTAGTGAGAATTCATTTAAGCTATTATTTCAGTTAGTTTTTGGTGAGGATATTGATGTTATTCTTCCAAAAAATAATGTTCTAAGAGCCTCAGCAAGTGATTGGCAAGTAGATAACAAACTAAGAATCAATCCAGATATTTCAAGTAATTATACTGGAGATGGAACAACAAAAACTTTTTATCTAGCACAGCAAGTTGGAACAGATGAAGTCAGTATTTTTGTAAACGGAGTCTTAAAATCTGCTGGCGTAGATTACTTTATCAATAAAGAGTATCGTCAACTAAACTTTATAACTGCACCAGCAAATGGGGCAACGATTCGTGCAACTTACGATAACTTTAATATTGCTTTATTAAACAATCGCAAAGTTACAGGTATCACTTCAAAAGCGTCAGCGATTATTGAATCAGCAAGTCGAAGAATTATTTCTGACACATTAAATCTCGGTTTGCCAGTCGAACTTCTGATTACTGCCGAGTCATTGAGTGGATCATTCTTAAATGGTGAGACCATAACGATACCAATCAACGATGAAATCAATAACATCAGTATTGATATTCGTGCATCAACGTTCTCAATTATTCGTCGTTTAAATGTTGTCAATGCTGGTAATAACTATAGCGTTGGTGATATTGTTTCCGTTTTTGGTGGTAATGCATCAACAAATGCTTTTGGTACTGTAGAACGAGTTGTTACTGGTGAAATCGACACAGTTCAAGTGCATCATGGTGGGGCTTCATTTACTATACTATCACCAATCTCGGTATCTGGCAATAATCCATTTTCAACAATGACGATTGTTGTCGATGCTATTGATGCAAGCGGTGCAAATGCTGCGAACTCATTTACAGTATCTCCAGATGTTATTTCAAATCTTAATACACAGATTGCAATAACAAATTCTAACTGGGGTTCAGCATTCTCCAAAGCAAATATAAGTGCGTCAAATACGATTGCTGACGCATTAAATTATATAACACTACAAGTTGGTCCAATTAGTAACATAAGCGTTCTTTCATCTACAGTTCCACTAACAGAAAAAAATATTGTTAGATTGGATGCAGCGGGTGCTCAATATGGTGCAAATGTGCCATATCGTTACTCTAAGAGTTTACGTTCAATTGGTCGTTATAAAATTAATGCTGGTGGCACAAATTATAAAGTTGGTGATGAAATTATTTTTGGTTCAAATCCACCTAGCACTTATGGTCAACATGCAGCGGCTACCGTCACACGAGTTGCTGCAAATGGATATATTCTAAGAATCGATTCAGCTAATTCACGTATACGTGGAACGGGAACAACTGATCACACTGGTACGACAATACCTGCAAACAGAATCGCAGGAACAAGTACTTTCTTTACCCAAGATTTAAAAATTGGCGATAAGATTGATATTAATAACGAGTCTAGAATTGTTACAACAATTAATAATGATTTGAGTGTTGATGTTGATGTTAATTTCACATACTCAACAACAAACAAAAAGATTGGTGTATATAATCGTTGGCCTCTAGGTGGCTATGGTTATACACAAAATAACTTCCCATCAATTAGCGTAAGTTCTGCAACAGGTTCAGGCGCTAATGTACAAATCGACTCTTTGGTCGGTGATGGTGAAAGATTATCTGCAACAGGTTTTGGTGCAAACGGTCAAATCGTTTCTATTAAGGTTGTAAATCCCGGTTCAGGATATGAATTTAATCCGATTGTCAGCGTTTCTGGTGGAGATGGTACAGCAACAGCGAACGCTGAAATTGAACGTTCTTATGTCTCAGCACCAGGTCGTTGGATAACTTCAGACTCTATTATCTCATCTACTGAAAGAAAAATTCAAGGTGAAGATTATTACGTAGATTATTCTTATATTATTTCTTCACAGACTGAGTTTAGTAAATATAAACAGATGTTGAAACAACTTTTACATCCTGTTGGAATGGTAAATTACGCATTCTTTAATACAGAGAAAGTTGTTGAACTTACAGATGTTACAATTCAAGACGTAAAGACAAATACTATCTCTGGTATAGTAAGTGTTGGTAATGGACGAATTGTAGTTGCTGGCACAAATACAAAATATAATATTGCCAATACACGTGGAATACTGTCATTAGGTTCAACTATTGCGGTAAATGGTGAACTGCGTACAATCAATACAATTGTAAGTAATACCACATTACTAACAACATCTAATATTTCAAATCTTAGAATTGCTAATTCAGGTTCGGGATACTCAAACGGATATCTGGTATTTTCAGATGGTGGTGGACAGGTAACGAGTCTTACAATTACAGCGGCTGGTTCCGGCTATGAAAATGGATTTGTTTCGTTCTCTGGTACAGATGAAGCAATTGCTGCTGTTGCTAATGTAGAAGTTTATGCATCCAATGGTGCAGTTCGTACATTAACGCTTGTTTCTGGTGGTTTATATTCAGGCACACCTATTGCTATTCCAGACAGCAATCCTCATCGTGTTGTTTATGCAAATGGTATTTCTATCGTATCACGTGGTGAGGGTTATTCTAATGGTTGGTTAGTGTTCTCTGGAGGTTCACCATTACGTGATGCAAATGCATCTGTTGAGGTGTTCCCAAGCAATGGAGCAATTCGTTCAATCACTGTTTATGATTCTGGTCTATATCAATCAAATCCAACGGTTAGACCAGATTCAAATGCAAATGTAGTTATATCTTCTGTAAGCGTTGCTAATGTTGGTAATGCACATTCTAATGGTGTATTGACTTTTTCTGGTGGTAATCCAAAACGTGCTGCTGTTGTACGTGTGGAAGTTTATCCTGCAAATGGTTCAATTCGTCGTGTAACGATTGTTGATCCTGGTTTATATTCTACAACGCCAACTGCCGTATTGAATACCACTCCAGTATCAATTTCTTCAATTGCGGCGAATACTGCAACTTATAATGGTCGATTCATTGCAAATGGATATCTTGTATTCTCTGGTGGTAATCCTGTAAGAGATGCTAATGTTTCGTATGAAGTTTATTCAGCAAATGGTGTCATTCGTTCATTTACTATCAATGATGCTGGTTTATATCGTTCAACACCAACTGCAACGCCTAACGTAACTCCGGTGTCTATTACTGAAGTTTATCCAGTTCAACCAGGATTAGGATATGTGAATGGTAATGTGATTTTCACGACATCTCAGGGAACTGCTAACATCACTGCAAATGCTACCGTAACAGTAAATGGTACTGGTGCAATTTCTTCTATCGTGATTAATACTGTTGGTTTATATGCCAATGGTGCAGATGTTATTGTTTATGGTATTCTGAATCCAGCAACAAGTACAGTTCAATCACCAACATATCCAGCATCATTTAGAATTGGCTATGCTGCAAACACATTGAATGTTGCAAATCTTGTTGTGACAACTACGGCTAACGGTCAACAAACTGCAAATGTAACAATTACTGCAAATAGTAACACATATACAAATGCAACATTCTCAGTTGTTGCTGTTCCAAACGTTGAAACAAGTGCAGTTATTACTGTAGGATTTACAGGCAGAAATACGGCTGCAAATGTTGCTATTGAAGTTTATGATAATAGTTCGGGCTTACTACCTCCATCAAATACAGTAAATGGAGAGATTGTAAAACTAACGATAAATAGTCCAGGTAATTATTATTACACACCAAATGTGACTCCAAATTCAGCTGGTTCTGGAGCATTGATTACATTTAATCCAGTTTCTTGGTACCAAACAGCAAATGCTCAAACAGCAATTATATTCAATTAAGCGATAAATATAACTTATGACTTCGGTTACATCTAAAAAGATAGCATATACTTCAGCGGTTCAGTTCAAAGAATCGTTCTATGAACCTAGCCCAGAAGTTGGTTACGTTTATATTGGTAATCATTTACCATACGCAAACGAAAGCAGTCCCAACTCAATCGTAGATTCCATCAACGACGAAAAGTTGACATGGGATAATATGATTGCAGCCAAAAAGATTACTGGTAATGATGTTGAACTTGTGATTCCTAAGATCACATGGACAGCAAATACAAAGTATAAGCAGTATGATGATTTAGTTGCTCTTGATTCATTGCTGACGGGTAATACTTCACTTAATGTGAAGCCAATGTATGTCTACACTTCACAGCGCAATGTTTATAAATGTCTGTCAAATAACGCTTCAGCAAATTCTACTGTAGAACCAACTGGCGACTATACATCGTCAAATGGTAACATTGCGACTGCTGATGGTTACATTTGGAAGTACATGTTTAATGTCAAGCCATCAAATCGTTTTCTATCAGACGATTGGATTCCAGTTCCCACAAGCACAAATCAATTAGATTATAGTGTAAATGATATTGGGGTTGTTGATGGCGAATTAACTACAATCGTCGTTACAAATACTGGTTCGGGTTTCTACGAAAATAATGTTGCAGTCGTTCCTATCTTCTTCTCCGGTTGCACAGTTCTTTCATTAGCAAACACAACAAACGTTGCTGCTAATATGTCTGTGTCTGGAACTGGTATTTCTCCTGGCACATTTATTACACGTGTTGATGTACCCAACAATAATATTTTCTTATCTACTGCAACATCTGGTGCGGGTGGTGGAAACACAACGGCAAATCAAATTGCTCTGACAACTAGAGTTTATATTGATGGCGATGGCACAGGAGCAGTTGCAGCAGCTACAATTAATGCCACGGGTTACTTGACTAAAGTTACAGTAACAACAATTGGTACGGGTTATAGCCGAGCAAATGCTTTTGTATATGGAACTGGTTCCAACTCATCTGTTCGAGTAATACGTGATATGAAATATGGTCATGGATACAATCCAGCACGTGAACTTGGTGCAAACAGTGTAATGGTAACTTCACGTATAGGTGAAATTGATTCAACTGAAAACGGAAAAGTGCCTGCTAATACGACATTCAGACAATATGGTATCTTTGTAAACCCACATAAATATGGCGATGCTAATGTTGTTAGTCCTGCAAATGCAAATTCTGTAATATCACAAGCAACCATATTAAGTGTAATTACTGGTGCCCCGTATTCTATTGACGAATTTGCGTATCAGGGATTACCAAACGACACAACAGCCGCGAACACAACAGCTAGTGGCTTTGTAATAGACCAAATATCAGATCAAGTTAGACTAACAAACGTAATTGGAACATTTAGAACTGGTGTCCCTCTTAGAGGTGCAAGTTCTGGTGTTGATGATCGTTTGGTAGTAACAGTTACAAATCCAGAGTTTGAACCTTATAGCGGCGATATTCTTTATACAGAAAACGCAATAAAAACAACAAGAGCAGAAGGTCAGGCTGAGAACATCAAACTTATTGTTAGATTCTAAAGGTTAATAAATGGCAATAACTACAAATTTAAATGTTGATCCGTACTACGACGATTTTAATGAAGATAAGAATTTCTATCGTATTTTGTATAAGCCTGGCTTTGCGGTTCAAGCACGTGAATTAACTCAGTCTCAGTCTATTCTTCAGGATCAAATTAAGAAGTTTGGTGACCATGTATTTAAAACTGGTTCTATCGTTTCTGGTGGACAAATCTTTGTTCAGAATACCACATATATTAACGTAGCTACAGCATATGGCACATCGGATGTCGATTATAGTGTTTTTAATAATGAGTATATTACGAATACAACTGGCACCAAAAAAGCTTACGTATTAAGATCATACGCAGCAGATTCTACTGCTGGTCAACCAATTACGTTTATTGTAAATCAGTTATATGGTTCAGATTTTGATGTCAACGAAACTATTGTTACTGCAAATACGCAAACTGGAGCAATAAATTACTTTGCTAATGTTGCAGCATCTAATCCTACTGGTAACTCAAAGACATTCTCTATTAATAATGGTGTGTTTTACTATGAAGGTTTCTTTGTTCGTAATGATGCTCAATCAATTGCACTGTCAAAATATGATCGCAACGCAAATGCAATTGTTGGATTTCAAGTAACAGAAGAAATTATTGATTATACAGAAGATACGTCATTACTTGATCCGGCACAAGACGCTTCAAACTTCCAAGCACCTGGTGCAGATCGATTCAAGATTTCATTAACCCTAACAACTCGTCCATTAAACAGCACGGATCTTTCGCAGTTTATTGAGTTAAGTCAGTTTGAAGGTGGCATTCAACAGAAAGTAATTCAGACACCAATCTATTCTACACTTGGTGATGAACTTGCTCGTCGCACTTATGATGAATCTGGTGATTATCTTGTACGTCCATTTGATATTGCAGTTACAGATGCTGCAAATACTGCACGTGCAAACGTCACATTAGGTGCTGGTAAAGCATACGTTCGTGGTTATGAATTCCAAACAATTGCACCTACTGTTATTTCTTTAGATAAACCAAGAACTACAGACAATGTAAACAATCGTCGTGTAACTGCCGATTTGGGTTACTATGTTTATGCTAATACTATCTACGGTACATTCCCAACAAATCAAATTGCCAACGTTGAACTTTATGCAGTTGACGCTGGTTCATTGATAAGTATTCAAGCAAACACAGCAAACTTAACTAACGTAAGAGTTGGCTCCGCTAAAATTAAGATGATCTCTTTTGATTCATCTTCAAATACACAAGATTCAAACACTTACATTTACAAAGCATATCTCACAGATATTAATGTAGCTACATTATATAATACTGCAACTGGTAATGGTTATAACGCTGTAGCTGGTAACACAACATCTATAACATTACCATCAGGTTTTTCTGCAAATAATAACACTTATGTTGGTGCAAAGATTAGAATTGTTGCTGGTCCAGGTGCGGTAGATGGTTCAAGAACAATTAAATATTATCAGGGTGGAGATGCAGGTAGAATAGTTACTGTTGATATACCATTTTCAACACCAATTACGACAGCATCACAGTTTATGATAGACTTTGATTTTGGTGAAACAGATTCACTTGCTGTTATGACTGGCGCAGGAGCAACACGTTCAGTATCAGCAAATATTCATCCATATTCTAAGAAAGTAATTTATGCACCAGTTGAACATGAAGTATCATATGTATCTGATGTTGGCAATGAACCTCTTCTAATTAAAATTGGTCAAGATAATGTAGCAGATAATACAATATCAGATTTTAGTTATTCATATCGACGTTTGTATCCAAGCGTTGGATTTAATTCGGGTGTTTCATCACCATTATCTTTGGGTACAGGTGAAACTTTACTCTCTGCATCTTCTACTGCAACAAAACAACAATATTATACAATAGTTGTAACAACAAAGGGAACAGGTATCTATGATGTAGGCACTATTGTTCCAGCTCATGTAATTTCTGTTGATACGTCAGCACGTACAATTTCGGTAACAGATGGTGGCTCAATGTCGGCAAACATCTATGCTGGTATTAGTGTATCAAATCCCACTTCCAAAACAAAAACGTTTGTTCGTGCGAATACTAGACTTGCAGCAAATGGTACAGGTGTAACAACATCTAACAACGTATTTGGTAACGGTGCAATTTTTGTTTCATCACCAGATGGTCAAACAATTATCAATGCAAATACAATTCTGGTAAGAACACCTGGTGTCGATCAATCGTTGTTCGTATCCGATGTTCATTCTATCAATGCTATTTTTGACTTTAATGGCACACCAATTACAACAACAAATTATAACGCTGGATCATATTCAAATGTAACATCTTACTATACATTAGTAAACGGTCAGAAAGACTCTTACTATGATTGGGGTGCAATTCGCTTGAAACCTGGTTATCCAGCACCAAAAGGTCCTTTGCTTGTTCGTTATAACAGATTTATTTCATCGGGCACTGGTTACTTTGATGTTGACTCATACACTCGTTTGGGACCCGGTAATCTTGACTATGCTGAGATTCCTAGTTTTGTAACACAAGATGGTTCAGCAGCACCATTAAGTGATTATTTGGATTTCCGTCCAGTTCGTTTAGATGCTACAAATACAGTTACAGCAAACAATTATGTGTTTGATGTTGAACCATTGGGTGCTGGTCCAAAAATTGTTGAAACTGGCACTGATTTAATTCTTGATTACAGCTACTATCTACCACGTATTGATCGTGTTGTTTTAAACAAAAATGGATCGTTTGAGGTTATTGAAGGTATTCCATCACTGTCTCCTACTGAACCAGCAGAACCAGCAGATGCGATGACCTTGTATGTTTTATCATATCCAGCGTATCTTGGTTTTGCATCTGAAACAAACATCAAAACGTTTAAAAACAAACGTTACACAATGAAAGATATTGGTGCATTAGAGAAACGTATTCAAAATCTAGAATACTACACATCTCTATCACTAATGGAACAAGCAACAATCAATAAACAAGACTTGTCTATTCTTGATACTACAGGATTGCCAAGATTTAAGAATGGTATTATGGTTGATCCATTTACCGATAAAACCGTAGCAAACTTTAATGCATCAGATTTCGCTGCGGCAATTGATATCGTTGGTAATCTTGCTCGTAATAGTTACAATCTGGCATCTGTGAGAATCTTTTCAAATAATGCAACATCAGATTCTGGCGTTGACTTTAATGGTCCATTGCTAACACTGACTGGTACAGATGAGAACTTCTTAACACAAAACCTTGCTTCTAAATCTGTAAATATTAATCCATTTAATATTGTAAATTATGTTGGGTCAGTTAAACTCGATCCAACATCGGATGTATGGACATCTGATACTCGTGTAGAAGCACAAAATATTGACTTGACAGGTGGAGAAGCCGCACGTGATGCATGGTCATCAATTCAAAGTACATCGTGGGGTTCATGGCAAACAACATGGACTGGCGTCGAACAAAGTCCTATTGGTGGTCTAAAAACAACAGATACAAAAAGAACTGAAACTACTACAAATTCTAAAGGACAAACAAAAACAAAAACAGGAACTTGGCGCACAGTTACACAAGATGTTTTAGAAGTACGAACAACACAAGAAACTCGTACTGGCATTCTTTCGCAAATTGTACCACAACAATTAACACGCTCGTTAGGAGATCGTTTAATTGATGTTACTGTTGTTCAATTTATGAGAGAAACAAATATTCTTGCAATTGGTACAAATTTCAAACCTTCAACAACGTTATACACATACTTTGATAATCAAAGAGTTGATAATTACGTTTATCGTGCGAATCTATTAAAATTTGTAGGTAACGATCTTCAATATCAAACTACTATTGGTGATCCTGAATTTGTTGAATTCTACGATAACTCAAATGGTCAATTGATGGGTGAAGGTGTTGTTGTTCTCACTGCAAATAATCATGCGTTTATTACTAATATTGTTCCGAATTCTGATTATGGATCGTGGGCAAATGCGACAATTGGTATTCGTGTAATTGGTGTTGCAACTGAAGCAAACAATACGACTAATAACTGGCAACACTATTCCGGTAGTATTCGTGCTGCAACTGTGTCAACAGTTCAATTGGATTATCATGCAGGTGGCGCGGCAAACACTTCAGATTATGTTGGACAAACGATTCGTATCATTGATGGTTTAGGAAAAGGTCAAACAGCAACAATTAATGCTTATAACACAAGCACACGTACTGCCAATATTTCTACAAACTGGACAACAACTCCAGATACAACATCATCATACTCAATTGGTACATTAACAACAACGATTGAGGGAGCAACTGCTGGTATTTTTGCGGCACCAACTGACACATTCCGTGTTGGTGAAAAACTGTTCCGTCTGATTGATGATCCTAATGGTTCATTGGAAAGTTCGACAACTAATGGTGAGACATCATTCTTCTCACAAGGTTTGATTCAAACTAAACAAGAAACTACAATTTCTGTATTTGTTCCAACTGTAACACGTTCGACTGTAACGGAGAGTCGTGTAAATCAAACTTCTTCTGTTCGTTCAGCGGTTGTTCGTCAGGGTTGGAAAGATCCACTTGCACAAACATTCCTTGTAAATGCTGACCAGTATCCGCAGGGTATTATGTTGTCGAGTGTTCGTGTTTGCTTTAGAACAAAAGACTCACAAGCACCTGTAACATTACAGATTCGTACTGTAGTGAATGGATATCCTTCAACAGTAGTTTATCCATATGCAGATGTTTCATTAACACCAGATAAGGTTAAGACAAGCGTATTACCAAGTCTAACAGATTCTAATAAGTATACAGAATTTACATTTGATGTACCAATTTATTTGTTACCTGGTGAACACTCAATCGTTCTACTTTCCAACTCTGTTGGTTACGAAGCATATGTTGGTGAAATTGGTCAAGTTAATCTTGCAAACTCAGTTAAGATTTCCGAGCAGCCATACACTGGTGCATTGTTCTTATCACAGAACGGTTCAACATGGACTGCTGACCAAACTTCTGATCTGATGTTTAGTCTGTATAAGAAAGCATACTCAACAACAACTCCCGGTTATGCATACTTTGAAGTTGATATGTCACAAAGAACTGCTAATGCATTGTTTGATGTTATGCAAGTTATGTCTACGGATGTTGTTCTTGCAAACACTTCATTAGATTATCAGTTTATTTCTGAAAATACTACAGGAACAACTCATCCATATATTTCATTTACGCCAAATTTTGATTATAAGATGGTAGATGGATATGGTCGCCGTTCATTGAACACTGCTACAGGCAATACAACATTCTCACTACGTACAGTTCTATCTACAACAAATCGTGATATTACTCCGATGCTTGATAAGACAAGATTGAATTTGCTTGCTATCGAGAATCGTATTAACAATCTGCAACTGAAGAATACTGGTTTTGTAATTACTGCACCTGGTTCTGGTTACACTTCCGCATCAGTTTCAATTACTGGTGGTGGTGGAAGTGGTGCAACTGCTACTGCTACCGTTTCTGGAGGTCAAGTAACAGGGATCACATTAACAAGTGCTGGTTCTGGTTACACATCTTCACCGACAGTTGCAATTACTGGTGATGGTTCTGGTGCAACTGTAACATATAACGGTGAAGATAAGAAGTCTGGTGGTAATGCAGATGTTCGTTACATCACACGTAAAGTGCAACTTGCATCTGGTTTCGATTCTGGCGATCTTCGTGTTTATCTGCTAGGTTACAAGCCACCACAAGGTAACATTTATGTGTACGCCAAGTATCTTGCAGCGGGTGATCCTCAGAAGTTTGAAGATAAGAACTGGTCATTGTTGACACAAATTGGTGGTGGTAATTTTGTGTCTGCTGATGAAACAGATTATCGTGAAATGACTTTTGCTCCTGGTGCAAACGGAGTTGAAACTAATAATATTAGTTACACATCTGGTGCAGTGACATATACAACATTCGCTACATTTGCAATTAAAGTTGTAATGACAAGCACTGATCCTACAGATGTACCTAAGATTAGAGACTTACGAATCATTGCTTTACCTGAGTCATTATAATGTTAGTGCAAATTAAAGATGATCCCAAACTGGTTCGTGATGTTACGAATCGTGCTATATTAAATACTGATCGTGAAGGTCTTGAACGTTATAAAGCACAAAGATTGCTTGCTAAAAAAAGATTGGACGAACAAGAAGAAATGAAAAACAAAGTAAATAAACTAGAGCAAGATGTGTCTGAAATCAAAGACCTTTTGCGTCAACTTGTAACGAGAACATAAGATGGCAATAGATCAAATTTCAACAGCCAATACGTTTGAAGAGTGGTTAACTACCACATCAACATTAGTTGCGGTAGCAAATAATTTAACAGACAATACCGGTGGTGGTTTTGTTATGAACTCTTCAATCTTTATTGAAGGTTCTGCTGCATCTTTGAATGTTCGCACACTTGCTAATATTAATGAATTAACAGTAAATACGATTAGTATTCTTGGTGGTTCTGTTACAGGTAATCTAGAAACTGTTAATGTTACAAGTAACTTATATGTTGGTAAAGATGCTTTTATTCATGGTAATCTTACGATTTCTGGTAACGTAACACTCGATTCTTTAGGCTTTGATGATTTATCTGTTGCTGGTTCTGTAAACTCTACAAACTTAAATACAAGCACAGCTAATATCACTTTACTTACTGGTACATCAAACACAGCAATTTATAACACTATCACTGCGGCGATTGACTCATCGATTGCATTTGCGATTGCTTTAGGTTAAATAAATACTGACGAAAAACAGAGGATTTAATGGCTAATAATTTTAGAAACTACACTCTTAAAGCTGCTGGAACTACAGCACAAAATGTATATGCTGCTGGTGCTGGTGTACAAGCAACTGTGATTGGTATGACAATCGCTAACATTACAGCGTCACCAATTTCAGCAAACGTTATTCTTAAAACATCAGGTGCATCACCACCCGATGTATATGTGATTAAAGATGCTACGATTGCTCCTGGTGGTGCACTGGTACCAGTTGGTGGTGACCAAAAACTTGTATTGGAAGCTGGTGATTATTTACAAGTAAATACTTCGGTTGCATCATCTGCTGATGTTATTACTTCTGTTCTGGAGATTACCTAATGGCATATATTGGTAACAATCCTGATGTAAATGCGTTTACTGTAGGAGTTGAAAGATTCAATGGAACTGGTGCTTGCACACAGTTTACTCTAACTCGTTCAATTTCTGACGCAAAAGCGATTGAAATTGTTGTAAATGGTGTTCAACAAGATCCAGATAATTCTTATACTGTAGCAAGTGGTTTAATTACATTTGATGAAGCACCATCTTTGGGTGCAAATAATATCATCGTAACATATCGTGCGCCTGTTGTTGTTACTTTTAATCAAGTCACATCTTCACAGTTACAACCAAATTCTGTAACTTCAACTGCGCTTAGTTCCGATTCGGTTATTAATAATAAAATTTCCAATGGTGCAATTACTGGAAATAAAATTGCTGAAAATCAGATTACTGGAAACTTAATTGCTGTTGCAGCAATTTCAGGTAATCAAATTGGTACTGGCGCTATTAGTGCAAATAACTTTGCTGGTGGTGGTATTACATCGAACGTTCTTGCATCCAATTTAACAATTTCTGTTGCACGTGTATCCGAAGCAATAAACATAAATGCAACTGTTGTAGGTTCTAACAGTGCGTCTGGCACAAATGTAAATATCGATGTTTTAAACACAACGGTTTATTACTTCAGTTCAAACACCACAGGTAATGTTACATTCAATCTTCGTGGTAATAACACAACTCGTTTTGATGATGCAGTTCAAGTTGGTAACACTGTCTCTGTTGTTGTTACTTTACGACACAATACAGCGGCATTCCGTTCTGGTGCAAACGTTATGATTGATGGGGGATTAATTAGAACAACACTTGCTAATCCAGATTCTGGTAATATAATGGTATATTCTGGAAATACTTTACCGTCACATTCGGTAATTAATGCATTAGAATTTAATATTATTGGATTTAATATTATCAAAAAAGCAGCAAATTCATATATTGTTTGTATGTCTAACACACTATTTGGATTGACATAATGCCTTTTCAAGCTACATTCGGTAATGGTTCTTTTAGAACTTATGGTTTAGGTGCAACAAAAAGAAGATTCGGTGCAAACGTAGCTATTCAATATCTTGTTATTGCTGGTGGTGGAGGTTCTTACACAGCACCATATACCTCTACAGGTAGAACGGGTGGTGGAGGTGCTGGCGGTTTTAGAACAGGAACTTTAAATGCGTTTGGTGGTGAAAGATTAGTCATCGCAGTTGGTGCTGGTGGTTCTGGATGTACACCCGGTACAAATTCATCTATTCTAAGAAGTGATGGTGCTCAAGGAATTTGGAGTAATGTTGTAAGTGATGGTGGCGGTAATGGTCTTATGTTTGGCAATCCTGGTGGAGGTGGTCCGGCATTTCCAGCATTTGATGGTAATTCGGGCGGTTCTGGTGGAGGTTATGCTGCTACTCCACAATGGAATGGAGTGATTGGAACTAACACATATAAGGGATATGCTCCTCAAGGATTTGGTGGTGGTGGCGGTTCTGCTGCTTCAGCTGGTGATAATGCTGGTGCTGGAGGTGGTGGAGGTGCAGGCGGTCAAGGTGGAGATGGTGGATATCCAAGTTTTCGTGGTGGTGCTGGTGGTGCAGCACTTGCATCTTCAATTACAGGCACACCAATAAATTTTTCTGGTGGGGGAGCTGCTGCTGGTAGTGGAGGAAGTGGTGCAACTTCTTCTCCTGGTGGTGCTGCGAATTCTCCAGCGGCAGCAAATCGTGGTGGTGGTGCTGGGGGTTCACCTGGTCAAGGACCATCAAATTTAAATGGTGGAAGTGGATTTGTTGTTGTTCGTAGCGTCACACGTGCATCAAACACTGTAGGTAATCCTACTGAAACTCAAGTTAGTGGTGAATGGGTTTATCAATTCACTGGTGCAGGTGAAATTGTTATAGGAACACCATAAGTTTAGGAAAATTAAATGGCAAGAGCATATAAAATTTTAGGTCAAAAAAATCCATCAGCAAATGTATTGACTACATTGTATGAGGTTCCTGCTGGAAATTCTGCAATTATATCTTCAATTACGATTGCAAATCTTGATGAGAATGCTGCTAACGGTGCAGCATTTAGAATTGCTGCGAACAACTCAGGTGTTTCTGTTGCTAATGCCAATTATCTTTCTTATGGCGTAAATGTTCCAGGTCGTGATGCAATTACTCTTACTCTTGGCATTACATTAGCACCGGGTTCAATTGTATCTGTAAACGCAAACTCTGCTCTTGTAGCCTTTTCAGCATTTGGAACAGAAATTTATTAATGAGCTTTGAATGAGCCTTCGTAGATTAAATGTAAATCGTTTAGTAACTAAGAAAGCTGGTAAATCAATTAAACAATTGGTTTCAAGAAAACGAATTTCTGTTCCACCAGCACTTCCTGGAAATGTAGTAGTAATATTTGTGGGAACAGGTACATTTACCATTCCTGCAGGTATCACTTCTATAAGTTATCTTGTCATTGCAGGCGGTGGCGGTGGTGGTGGAGCTAGAGATGGTAACCACAATGCTGCTGGTGGTGGTGCTGGTGGTTATCTTTTTTCACCCGCAATTTCAGTTACACCAGGTGCAACGTATAGTGTTAGTATAGGTGGTGGTGGTCTTGGTGCTCAAATAGGTACTGGTTCTATTGGTGGTCAAGGTAGTTCAAGTTCAATTTCTGGACCCGCACCATTTCCAACAGTAACAGCAGTGGGTGGCGGTGGTGGTGGATGTCAGTGTCCATTTCCATCATCACCATTTGGACAATCAACAGCCGGTGGTTCTGGTGGCTCTGGTGGTGGTAGTGGCGCAGGACCACCACCAAGTTCGGGTAGTTTCGGAGTTGGTGCTGGAACACCCGGACAAGGAAATAATGGCGGTGATAGAATTTCTCAAGCACCCGCTGCACCCACAAGTTATGCTACTGGTGGTGGAGGCGGTGCTGGTGGTGCTGGTAATTTTCCAGCAGGAGGAACAATTGTTCCCGCAGTTGGTGCTGGCGGCATAGGACTTTATAATAGTATTAGTGGTTCTAATGTTGGCTACGCTGGTGGTGGTGGTGCAACAGGTCAATCTGGTGCGATTCTTTATGGTGGAGCAAATGGTGCTGGACCTTTAGTGGCAGGTTCGGGTGCAAATACTACTGGTGGTGGCGGCGGCGCCGGAGCGGCAAGTCCGAATCCTGCAATAATAATCGGCGGCAATGGCGGATCTGGAATAGTTATTATCAAATGGTGACGCATAAATATTATAGATTCTTTTTTATTAGGAGTGATTGAATGAACAACAAAGATATTGAATATGCACAATATTTAATTGGCAACAACAACAAATTAGTTTGTGGTATTGATACTGCGATCAAAACATTAAGACCAACAGCACGTTATGATATGTCTGCATCCGGCGGACACTTTGAATTTACACGTTGGGAAGATGAAGCAGGAACTAAGCCACCAACTAAAGAAGAGATTTTCAAAGAACTAGAATATCAAAATCAGTTTATTGCATATTGGCAGCATTTTGTTGATCGTGCAGCGAACTATCCTGATATTGTAGTTATTATTAATAGTTTATGGGAAGCTATTGATTCTGGTGATATTCCAGGTAAAGGAACAAAATTCTATGAATCTATCAAAAAGATTAATGATCAATTTCCTAAACCTGATGGTGAACCACCAGTAAGACCAACATACGAATAATAGGAAATTAAATGTCATATATTGGCAATCAAGTTACATCAGTACCACACACTGTAGATGTATTTACGGGTAATAGTGTTACTACAACATTTGGTCCGCTAACAAGAGCGCCTGCTGGTACTGCTGCAATCGCAGTTTTTGTTGGTGGTTTTTATCAAACACCAGGTATTGATTATACTTTAAATGGTGATGTCATTATTTTTAATGTTGCTCCACTTACTGGAACAAATAATATTGTTATTCATCATTTGGGTAATGGCACAACAACTCAAGTGCCATCAGATGGTTCTGTAACAGGCACAAAACTTACTTCAAACTCTGTTCGTAGTAATAATATTGTTGCTGGACAAATTACAGGTAATTTAATTGCTGATACGTCGATCACATCTAATCAAATTGTTGTAGGAGCAATTACTGGTAATTTGATTGCTACAAATTCAATAAACGCAAGTAACATCATCAATCAACTTTCAATTACAGGTAACTTAATTGGTACTGGTGCGATCAGTGCGAACAACTTTGCTGGTGGTGGTATCACATCAAATGTGTTGGCATCCAATTTAAGCATCTCTGTAGCACGTATATCAGAAACATTAGGAATTAATGCTTCTGTTATTGGTTCAAACAGTTCAGTTGGTGCAAATGTTACACTTAATATTTTAGATGGAACAGTTTATTACTTTAATGCAAATACATCTGGAAATGTGACATTTAATCTTCGTGGTAACAACTCAACTCTTTTTGATCAAGCAGTGCAAGTTGGTAATACTATTTCTGTTGTTGTTTCTTTAAGACATAATACAGCAGCACATCGTTCTGGAGTAAATGTTGCGATTGATGGTGGTTATATAAACACAACAAGAGCGAATCCAGATATAGCCACAGGTAATATAATTTTTTACGCTGCTAATACTACAGCAAATCACTCTGCAATTTCTGCAATGGAATCTAACATGATTGGATTATCTATTTTTAAGAAAGCATCCAATTCTTATATTGTTTATCTATCACAAACAATTTATGGATTAGGGTATAATTAATGCCTATTCAAGCAGCATTTGGAAATGGTTCTCTTAAAAGTTTTGGATTAACTGGCACTCAGTTAGAATCCAGAAGATATAACCTAGTATTAGATTATCTTGTTGTAGGTGGCGGCGGTGGCGGTGGACGCAATCGAGCTGGTGGAGGTGGTGCTGGTGGTTTTTTAACAGGTAGTAATATACCATTTCAATTTGGTGGAAGAATATATTCGGTAGGTGTTGGCGGTGGTGGTGCTGGTTTTACCACACCTAATGCACAGGGTGCAGGTGGTGATGGGACAAATTCAAGTATCACATCAACATACGGAATTAATGTTACGTCAATAGGTGGTGGCGGTGGTGGTGGTGCTGGTGCACCTATTAATTCAGGTCGCTCGGGCGGTTCTGGTGGCGGCGGTGGACCCAGTGGTAGTGGTGGATCGGGAACACCAGGACAAGGTTTTGTTGGAGGAAATGCTACAACTTTCCCTGGTGGAGCTACTGCCGGTGGCGGTGGTGGTGGTGCAGGTGGAACAGCGACTTTTAATACTTCTCCTCCTTACTACGGAGCATGTTGTCCTGTTCAATGGATTGGTGGAGTGGGTTTAACTTCATCACTCTCAGGAGCTTCGGTTGGTTATGCTGGTGGTGGCGGCGGTGGTGGGAATTCAAATACGGGTGTTGGTGGTCCTGGGGGTGCTGGTGCTGGTGCTGGTGGTTCACCAACTGCTGGTCCACCATATAACGCTATTCCAGGAACAGCTAATCTTGGTGGCGGTGGCGGTGGCGGTGGTGATACTGAGACTGGTGGTGGAAACACAAACGGTGGAGCTGGTGGTGATGGGGGTAGTGGTATAGTAATTGTTCGTCATTCAAGCACGATACCAACTGCACAAACAACCGGTTCACCAACATTTACTGATAATGGAACATATAAAATATATAAATTCACCGGTTCCGGTTCATTTTTTTGGAACATTTTATAAAACAATTTAAGAGAAAAAAATGCCTTTAATTAGAATAACGTCAGATAGTATCGCATCAAATGCAATTACAAATGTTGGAATTGCAAATGGTACTATCGTGTCAGTAGATTTGGCAGATGGTTCTGTTACTGGACCAAAAATTGGACCAGGTGCTATTAGTGCAAATAATTATGCTGGTGGTGGTGTTACAACAGATGTTCTTGCACCAAATTTATCAATATCATTAATAAGAACAAATGAAACAACTAATTTATTTTCTACAGCACCGTCAGGAAATTTAAATATAGATGTTGCAAATACTACTCTTTATTATTTTACATCAAATACAACAGCAAATGTAACATTTAATCTTCGTGCAAACAATACTAATACGTTTGATTCGATTGTTAGAGTTGGTGAAACTGTTACTGTAACTATTATGTTGCGTCACTCAACAACTTCTGGTGGTCGTCATGCAGCAAACATTTATATTGATGGTGGTTTAATTACGACAAATAGAACAACCCCAGATCAAGCTGGCGCAAATAATATCTTCTATGTTGGTAATTTAGTGCCTTTATATGCTGCAACAATTCCAGGAACTGGCGTTGAAATGAATATGTTTAATATTAGTGTGTTCAAACGAGCAGCGAATACATATACAGTTTTCACATCAAACGCTACTGCACAAATAGGCTAATATGTCTAGACTGGCTTCATTATTAACATTATCAACTGCGGCATTGAGAAATAAAAGGGTTGCTGTTGGACAAATATTTACTAGTAGTGGTACTTTAACCATACCGCCAGCCGTTACTGGTGTTGATGCTTTAATTATTGCTGGTGGTGGTGGTGCTTCAAGTTCTAGTCCATGTGGTGGTGGTGGTGCTGGTGGTGTGAGAATACTTAGCGGTATTGCAGTAAACAGAGGTGATGTTTTAAATATTCAAATAGGTGGTGGTGGATCGGGTGGTGGATCAGTAGGTTCAAATTCTGGAATTTGGGCAGCATCACCTTTTCCCGCTTTATGGTCTGCTGGTGGCGGTTATGGTGCAGGAGCTAATCCAAGTCCTGGAGCAGGTAATAATGGTGGTAATGGTGGCTCTGGTGGTGGTGCTGGAGGAGGTGGTAATGCTGGGGTATATAGTGGAGGTGTTCCAACACCAAATCAAGGCTATGCTGGAGGTAATGCTGGATTTTTAGGTGCCGGTGGTGGTGGAGGTGCTGGTGGAATAGGACAAGATGGTCCATATCTTTATGGAGGCAACGGTGGCATAGGAATATTCTCCACAATTTCGGGATCAAATACAGCATATGCTGGTGGTGGTGGAGGTGGTGCACCGTCCCATCCAATTTATGGACCAGGACATTTTGGAATTGGTGGCGGTGGAATATATCGTGGTTCGGGACAATATGGTTCTCCAAATTCCACAGTATCACCTTATGGCGCATTTTTCGGAACACCTTTTGGTGGTGGTATGTCTGGAACTGGTGAAAGTGGTGTTACTAATACTGGTGCTGGTGGTGGTGGTAGTTCGGGGGGTGGTGGTAATGGTGGATCAGGTATTGTTATTATCAGTTACTAATAAGAATTTAAGGAAAAATAAATGGCAGCACCTAATATAGTAGCAGTCACAACTATCAGAGGCAAAAGTAATGTTGCCAATCTTACTACGACCTCATCTAGTGTTATAGTAAATCCTGTCAACTCAGGACAAGTATTTAAAATCAATACAATTATTATTTCAAATGTTGACGGCACAAACTCGGGTAACGTAACAGTAGAGTTGTTTAAGTTTGGTGCACAAAATGTTGCGACTGGTACAGGTAACTCTGTATATTCATTAGCAAACGTTGTTACCGTTCCAGCAAAATCATCTTTAGATGTGATGAGTAAATCATTATATTTGGAAGAAGGTGACCATCTCAAAGCAAAAGCAGATTCAAACAATCGTCTACATTTAATTACATCGTTCGAAGAGATTAGCTAATGGGTGTTCGTTTCAACGGCGGTATTATTGGTTCACGAAATCTAACTACTGGTGGCGGCATCGGTCAGGGTACCGCTGTTGGTATTTGGTCAATGAATGAAGTATCAGTAGCAAAACTTGCTGGTATATGGCCACAAGAAATTGCTTCCGGTGTATTTCAAGGTGTTCAAATCTTCACAGAAAGTTCATCTTGGGTACCACCAACAGGTGTATCACAAATTGATTATCTTGTAGTTGCTGGAGGAGGCGGCGGTGGTGCTAGAGTTGGTGGTGGAGGTGGTGCTGGTGGACTTCTTACTGGTTCATCTTTTCCTGTAACATCAGGACAACGATATTCGGTTGTTGTCGGTGCAGGTGGAGCGGGTGGTTTAGTTCCGGGTATACAGTATGATGGTGCAAATGGTTCAAATGGTTCAAACTCTGGTATTTGGAGTGCTGCTCCGTTTCCTGCTATTTGGGGTATTGGTGGTGGCGGTGGTGCTGGTAGTGATAACAAGATAGCTTTTTCTGGTGGCTCTGGTGGTGGCGGTGGACTCAATTATTTCCCAACGAATCCCCAAGGTGCTGGTTACGTTGGTGGTTTAGGAACTCCAGGTCAAGGAAATAATGGTGGCGGAGGTGGTCAAGCATTCAATCCTTCACCTTTAGTTTTTGGTTCTGGTGGTGGTGGAGGTGGTGCAGGAGGCGCTGGTTATGGTGGATCAAACGCTACAGTTTCTCTAACAAATGCAAATGGTGGCATAGGAATATTCAGTAGCATTACAGGTTCAAATACTGGATATGCTGGCGGCGGTGGCGGTGCTTTGAACACAGCAACTCCATCGGGTTATTATGGTCATTTTATTTGTGGTGGAGCAAACGCAGCACCTTTTGGTACAGCTACTTCTGGAGCAAATGCAGCAGTTTATACTGGTGGTGGAGGTGGTGCTGGCGGAATTTCCAGTCCTGATCCGGGATATCCTGGAGGTTCGGGTGGTTCTGGTGTGGTGATTTTAAGATATTATCTTCAATCAACAAATGGACTTTTTGTTTTTGCTAACACAGGACAATTTATAGTGCCTGATGGTGTAACATCAATCGATTATCTTTTAGTTGCTGGTGGTGGAGGTGGTGGTGATGATGCAGGAGGCGGCGGTGGCGCTGGTGGCGTTTTAATCGGTACAGGATATCCTGTAGGACCAAATCAACTATACACAATTCAAATTGGTGCTGGTGGTGCCAAACAAGCAAATGGTATTAATACTGTTTTTTTATCAGGTAATACTGCAAATGCTATATTACTTAATGCTTTAGGTGGTGGTTATGGTGGTAGCGGTATAGCGTCACCTATTACGCAATATGGTGCTTCAGGTGGATCAGGTGGAGGCAGTTGTGGAGATAATCCTGTTATTTCTGCTGTCGGAGCTTCTGGTACACCAGGTCAAGGGTTCAGTGGCGGTGGTGGTTTTCATACACCAGGATTTAACACTGGTGGAGGCGGCGGCGGTGGTGCTGGTGGTGCTGGTGCAAATATGCAAAATTATCCTGGACCATCAAGCAATCCAGTAAATGCTGGTAATGGTGGTATAGGAATCTTCTCAACAATTACTGGTGCAAACGTAGCTTATGCTGGCGGCGGTGGCGGTGGAATTAATAATGATGGTTCTCCAGCAAATGGCGGTTCTGCGGGTAAAGGTGGTGGAGGTTATGCAGTATATTCTTCTGGTTCACCTTGGTTAGGTACACCATATGGTGGTGGTAATGGAAATAATAATGGTAATGGATTTGCTGCTAATAATAACACAGGTGGTGGCGGTGGTGGTGGTTCTAGAACTGCACCAGCATATTCTAATGTTGGTGC